CACGGATCTGCGGGAAGAGGATGCAGCGTATTTTGAGAAGCTGTTCCATTCGCCGGAGAAGTTTAAGTACTTCGCAGGGCGGCTGGTCATCTCCAAGGTGGTTTCTGGCGGGGCTTGATGGCCCCGCTTTTTTCAAGAAGCATGCGAAAACAAGCAAAACAACCAAATGCTTGATTTGATAAGCAAAACAAACAAAACAAGCTGTTAATGTAAATGTTAATGTTAATGATTATGTATAAAGACTATCGTCTTCATCACGCGCGGGCGCGCGTTATATAGCCGACGAGGACGACGAATCCAACTGATGAAGAACGGGGTCGTCGGTACGGCCAAGCAGGTAGTCGACGGAACAGTCCAGCCTGTCGGCAAGAAGCATAAGGGTCTTGCCCGATGGTGGAT